TGTTGATTATTAGTTTATTACTCATTGCAGATTATGATTTACTTTATATTGATAATAATTTTCGGAAATCTTATTTATGTCATCATTCGTACATCTATAATTCTTCTCTATCAAATTAATTATAGAAAAACGTTGTTTATTTTCTCTTGCAAAAGATTCATTCCTATAAATCCATTTCATCAAATCTTCTCTTCCGAGAAGAGAAGCGTTTAAAACTTTGCGATTATCATTTTCTATTTGTGATTTATTATACTTGGTAGAATCATTGTCCCAATACACATCAGCAGCCATACCCAAAGCCTTGCAAGAAACAGATATAGCGTCAGTTAAAGCCATTTTATAACATTCGTCTGACGTATATGCTCCATTCTTTTCGTTAACAACAAATGAAGCTCCTCCAACCCCCTGTATTCCTTCACTCCACTCACCATTATATTTGACGAAAAGGTTGATATGCACAAAGCTTGATATTTCTCCATTTGCACCTTGTTCATTCCACATTTTTATAATCTCATAACGCCAACCAAATCCGCAAGGGCCAAACTGTTCTGTTAGAGTTTTAATTCTCCACATAGGATTGATATCTGTCTTTCCTTTTAAACGACCTGCTGAAATTGTTTTTTTAGCATTGTCTGGAACTTGCCTTATCTTATCGTAAAGTTCAAGACAATTATCATTCCATTCCTTCATATCATATATTATTTAAAGTGGTTAAAATAGTTCCCGGATACCGAATCAACGGACACCGGGATTAAATCAAGATAATTTGCGGATAACCTCACCGCCGTACGAATTTCTAGTTAGTTCTATAAACTCATAGACGGTAAACTTATCATTATCTACATCTATACCTTTATCCCTACAAAAAGACTCTCTCCCAGCTTTACAGCTCCCAGTAAGCACATGATGTCATATAAATAATTCCTTAGCAGAGTATTTTTTTGAAAAGTCAGAAAAATGCTCTTTAAACTTATCAATTCTTTCCTCTTCTGTACTATCATCATAAAGCTTTTCTTGCAAAGATTCAAATGCCTCGTGTAGAGTATTACCATGAGAAAACTGATCATTCCCTTTTACTATAAAACAAGGAGTAAGAGATAAGTCGGAACCGAGGATAAATCCTTTTGCAATGTTACCTTTTACATTTGTAATTATAGTAGGTATATTATCTACTATATAAATAGTATTCCCATTTACAGATTTTATGTCATAGCCAGAGCCATAGCCATCGCCAGAGCCAGAGCCAGAGCCATCGCCAGAGCCATAGCCATAGCCAGAGCCAGA